GAGTATGCCAAACCACCCATTCCACTCATAATTCTGAGAACATTGTAGTTAGTAGCATAGACACGGACCTTGGCAGTCTTGGTACCTTCAACCGTTGCATTGGAAAGAACCAATTGGAGGGTTGCATTGTCAATACGAGAGAAGTTGCAAGTTCCGGAAGGTTGGTGTTCCTCGGGGCGAAGAGCAAAAGAGTAGACATTGATACCTTCATCGGGGGTTCTGGTGTGTGCTTGGTAGGGTTGGACATAGTTGAAATAAGAACCTTCGCGTTCAGAGAAGCGGTCCTGTCCGTTAAGCTGTAGCTTGGCAACCACAACGGGGTTTTGTCCCCAACAATGCATATCCAATGAGGTTTCCGTGAGGACGAAAGTGCCTGCATCGGAAACAGATGAGTTCATATTATGGTCTGGAATAACCTGTGAAATAGTAGGCGTAGTTCCGTTGGGAAGAGTGGGGGTAAGACTGGGTCCGCCGAAGTTGGGTTCGTTGTATGGGTTGCTGCTTCCGTTCCAGTAGTATCCGGAGTACATATCAGACTGAATGTACGATGTATCAAGGGCGCCTGCGTCCTGGAAGAGTCCGTATGGATCGATGTAACTGTATTCACCCGAGACTGCTGAAGGTCCTCCGAAGGAGTGGATTGCATTGGGAAGTGCATCGATGGCGTCGGTGTAGTTAAAGGGTTGGGCGCCAAGAACACGGTAGAGGAGAGCATCGCATACGAGGGACGAACAGTAATCCACATTCTGGTCGGGCTGAACGACCCAGATAAGCTCCTTACAGGGGTGGTTGAAGTTAAGCTTAATCTTGTTGGCAGATGAACCAACAGATTCGTCACCCGTGAATTGGAGCTGTTGGATAAGATATTCGTGGGGGTTCTGGGCAAAGCGTCTTCGTTCGTCGGTATCCAAAAAGACATAGTCGACATAGATGGAAGCAGCAACCATAGACTGGTTGTATGCGATAGAGGCAGGGACTGGCTTGCCGGAAGGCATCTGGGTCATTGATGCATCCTGGCAACTGAGGGTGGTGACAGCCCACAAACATTCATCAATAGGACGGATATCAAGGTTAAACTTGACTTCGTGGTATTGTAGGGCAATTAGAGGAAGAGCAAGACCGGGGTTAGAGCAAAACCAGAATTGAAGAGGAATGTAGATGGTAGTTTCAGGAAGGGCATTACGAGGGGCACACACTTGACGGGGTGCGGAAGAATCACAAGGTCCATCAATGGGGGCGAAAGAGGGGTCGGTAATAAAGGTTAGTTGAGTGGTATTTCCAATCATCTTGAAGTATCCACGCTGTTGTTCGCTGGTCATCGTAAGCTGGTTCCAGATGTGCATCCAATCGCCGTAGTGGCGGTCAATTCGCTGTCCTCCAATTTCGACTTCAATCTGAGCAACTAACTGTTCTCCTGGGAAATCCAACCAACGGGCATAAACACTGGATTGTCCACCAGAGTTTTGGGAACCCATAAGTTGGTTGATTTCGGGAAGAACAACCTGGAGGTATGTGCGGTAGCACAAGTCTCCGTTTCGGCTAATAATACAGGTGACACGGCGACCAAAATCGGCTTGACCGTTAAATGTTTGTTCAATAGATTCCATCGCAAAATTTGTATACCGTCTATATGTGACTTTCCAAAAGGTGATTTGAGGGTTACCCGTAAGATATACATCCTGGGCACCGTAAGCTACAAGTTGCATTAATCCTCCTGCCATTGTTTGTTTATACTATTGTAAAAGAAAAAAAAATACCCAGTTTATTTTTTACTATTAATAACAATATTTTCTCCTTCAAATAATTCGTCGATAATTTCGGTACTTGTAACATTTTCCTTAGATGAAAGGAAGGTTTCTTGTGTATTGGTTCCAGATATACCGACAAGTTCACCATTCTCGTCAATTGTTTGTGTCAAAACATTACCACTTTTCTCTGCCTTTTCTATATTTTCGCGTATTGCCTTTTCCTTGGACTCTCTTACTCTTTGTTCAAATGCAGCTTTCGCATTTGCCTCATTCTTTGTTTTCTCATGAACTAATTTATTTAGTTCATCTTCCAAGTATTCCGTTCTACCTGTTTTATATGCTTCAGGTTCCCAGCACAACCATTGACCAACTGGACCGACAAATATATCAAATGCTGGGTCGATTTCTCTCAAAAGTTTACATCTAAATTCAGCTTCTTCTTGAGTTGAGAAAGAACCTCTAATTTTCACTCCACGGGTAGATGTTTGAAAATCGTGTTTTTTGTTAAACTCTTCTTCTAATTTTTCTTCATTCATATCCAAAAAATTCTTATAATCATCTACAGCCCCTCCCTCACGAATAAGGGCTCCTTCCTCTTTAACAAATTCTTCATAATCAGTCTTAAGTGTTTCAACTGGAATATTATACTTGTAACTGATGAAATTATTAAATTGGATAAATTTTTCCATAGATTTATTAAATTCCCAGTTTTTCAAAAAACATTCAAATAGAAACAAATTCTTATCTTTGAGAATTTTTTCGGGGGAAATAAAGGAAATACATGCAAAGTTTTGACCAGCAATTGGTCTATCAACCTCCAATAGGTCAACCAATTTTTGTTTGGGTTTATTATCATTTGTATTGGTATTTGTTCCCTTGGATTGTTTATTCTTTTTCGTCATATAAAGGAATATTGGGGAGATGTTTATATATTTTTTCTTAGATATAATATATAATCAATGTCGATGAATGTTTCCTTATTAATTGTTAGAATAACAAAATATCTCATTATGGGGTTGTTAATTTCGTTATGCTGTTATATTATACCTGGTAAAAAGTTGATGCTTGAAGAAGTGGTATTGATAGCCGCATCAGCTGCTGCAACATTTGCCATACTGGATACCTACCTACCTGGTGTAGGTGTATCTGCCAGAACTGGCGTTGGGTTTACATTGGGTTCCAACCTCGTCGGTGGATTTGTATAAAATTTAAAACCTAAGAGTTATATGCGGATAATCTAATCATAATTAATAACTGTAATATACATATGAATATAACTGTCAATATTCCACCTATTCAAGTAGGAACTGACATAAATAAAATGGTTTTTATTTTTAATGCAATTGAAAAGGGATGGACTGTGAAAAAACGGGATGGTAGATATATTTTTAGGAAAAAACACAACAATGAAAGTAATTATCTTAAACCATCGTTTATTAATGAGTTTGTAAACTCAATCGTGTCATGCAAGACTGTACGCGAATAATGGAGTGTTTATGAGTAATGGATTGTATTATATTAAAATATACCATTACTCATAAACAATAATCATATAATAGAATTAAATATATAATGGGGGTAAAATAATATATGCCATCATTTAAACCAAAACCTACGAAGAAAATCGTTATAAATAAAAAGGATGCGGTTACTTTAGATGAAAAGCATAAGGAATTTATGTCTAATTTTATGATTGATGAAAGCATAACTATTCCAAAATTGAAAAAGTATAAAAAACGCCTAAAGAAGAGATTGGCTAACCTGGTGAGTAAAACAAATACAAAGAATGGGTGCAATCTAAGGTGGAATGATGCAGAATTTAATGAAAATAATATAAGTGTAGATACGGATATTATATGCGATACAGAAGCATTGCCTGCAGATTGTGGTGATGGCGATTACAGTGAAATAATGTATAAAATGTTAGATGATACCGATGATAATGATTTTTACGACGATTCGTATCAAGATATGGAAAGTTCTGATATACAACAACAAAATATGAATACAATTGTTCATAAACTAAAATCACAAGAACACCAATTAAGAATGAAACACATGGACGCATCATACGAAGATACGGTAAAATCAAATCCAGTTGACACCATTATGGAATTAAAAGATAATATTGAAGATGTATCGAAGGTTATACGAACAATGAGAAACGGGAAAAAGAGATATATGTTGGATAACATTAATAACATATTTACCTATTTTGAGACGAAAAAACAGATTTCTTCCCTTTCTGTCCGCGATAGTGAAAAACCGACGAACGATAAAGTAAATATGTTTTTTAAAATTTCAAGTAATGGTTCAAATACAACAAACCAGTCGATAGTTGAACAAAATATGGAAAGTAAACAAAATATAGTAAATAAATATCTAACGAATGTAGACCCCAGTTTTCTAAACATAGAGACATATACTTATTCCATTGAAGTATGTAGTAATTGCAATAAGGGTGAAATGATATTAATGGATGACGATGGCATATTATTATGCAATAAATGTTTTCATAGTGTTCAGTATTTAATAGATAATGAAAAGCCATCCTATAAAGAGACACCGAAGGAGGTGTGTTTTTACGCGTATAAAAAAATTAACCATTTTAAAGAAATATTATCACAATTTCAAGGAAAGGAGACTACAAAGATGCCCGATGAGGTCATTGAAAATATAAAACACCAAGTCAAGAAAGAACGAATTGAATTGTCAGGACTTACTTATGCAAAGACAAAAGAAATATTGAAAAAATTAGGATACAACAAGTATTATGAACATATAACATTTATAAAACAAAAGTTAGGTATTCAACCCCTTACAATGAGTCCAGAATTAGAAGAAACATTATGTAATTTATTTATTGATATACAATCGCCTTATGCGAAATGTGTTCCTGATTACAGGGTCAATTTTTTGAATTACTATTATGTTTTATATAAATTATGTGAACTATTGGAAGAGGTTAAATATCTAAAATACATTCCTTTATTAAAAGACAAAGACAAACTTATTGAACAAGATACGATATGGTGTGAAATGTGCAAAATGTTGGATTGGGAATTTATCGCAACTGCGACTTGATATTTATCAAAATTGGTATTTATGTGATAGACCTAACACACATTGTGTAGAACAGAGAATTTTGGATATATAGAACAATATTAACAAACAGAGCATAAGCAAAGACTCCGTAGACATTTCCGTCAATTTTTGACCGTCTGTCTGTCATACTCTGGTATAGAGCGTAGATGATTCCAAATATAGTCATCGCTATGCTGAAAATCATTACCAACGCGAGAATGTAAAAGTAATCGCAATAAACTTTTCCAATATTACCTACTGAATTCTTAGAAAGAATGGACAACATTATTATATATATTTAATAAAGATAAAAATCACCACTTTACCTTTTTTACTTTTATTTGTTGTATATTCTTTTTTTTCTTAGTTGGGTCGTATACTTCTTCTTCATCGTCGGAATGGATATTTTTAGAGAGTTCCCAAAATTCCTTACTCCCTAATTTAAAATCAGAATGAGGATCTGCTTTATACCAAGCAACTTGGTCCGTTAATTTATTTGATTTTACATTATTGTCTATTACAAGACATTCGTAATTCTCTGTACAATTGTCCATAATTTGACAGAAGCTTTCAAATGTTGGGAACATACCTGCATAATTTTCGTATATTCTTTTTCGATTGGCAATATACGGTTCTCGTAAAATAAATACATAATCTATATTTGTTCTTAGAGTGGGTGGAATACCCAATGGGTATTGCATAGTCAAGACAAGCATCACTTTCCAATGTCTTCCATTCAAAAAAAGTAATCTCATCATCTTATCCCTTGACCAAGAATTGTCGTATAGACAATCGTCGAGGATAACAAATGCACGAGGGTCAATATTACTTTTTTTGAATGTTTCCATTTCCTTGTTTATTTGTTTCATCACTTGACGCTGGCGTTTCAGTATATTTTCTATTATTTCTGTTTTGTATTCATTGTGAATAAACATCTTGGGAACCATTTTTCCATAAAATCCATTACCTTCTTCCGTTCCGGCTATTACTGTCCCTATTGGAACATCTTGATGATAATATAACAAATCTTTCACCAAAAACGATTTTCCACTATCACGACGACCTATTAAACATACGACTGGACCCTTACTATCATTTGATTTAAATGTTATTCTTCTCATATCGAATTTTTTTAATTCCAATGTCATAATTATAGATTTAATGAATATTAAAATACAAGGGTATAAAACAAATAACTATATAGGGGTATGTTTAATATTATTCAATATCGCAAAAATAACAATGAACCACTTTTCAAAAATATAAGTGATACATTCAATATCTACGGACTTCAAAATTATATACCCATTTACACATCTATTTTTAACTTAACCGAGAAGAATTATAATAAAATAAATTTGAGTATGAATGAAGTTTTACATGAAGTTATTGATACTGACACCGCAAGTGTATTTAATACTCAAACCAACGAAATGATAACTGCACCCATACATATAAAATTCGCAGCCATACTTGACCCGTTTCGTTATATTATGGGTAAATATGTTAGCCATAAAGATATTATCTACAATTTACCCACACATATATCAAATAATAATGTATTGCCCAGAGTCGAAAGTCCGATGAATTCATCATACACCGATAGCTTTTTTTATTATTTAACTACAAAATTACTTGAAAAATATGACTTTGTTCACGGGGTAAAATTTTATGGAAATTTTGTAGGCATACAAAACGAATTTAAATTCAAAATTAACGATGACCTTGAATATCTTACTTCTTGTAAATTTTTTATAAAAAATTCCAATAAGTTGTTTAAGGTTGATGAC